ACCGAGTACCACGTGTGCGGACCTGCAACCCGGTGGTAGTATTGAGGGTTTCTTGCAAAATATTGTATCCAATGTTTTGATTGGTTTAGTTAAATTTTTTGAATGGTTTCAAAAACCATGGTGTGATGATATTGCAAGTTATTTGAAGCGCATGAATGGGCGTGAGCCTGTTGAAGCAGAGTTCAACCAATATGTAGCTGAGTTGAGTGGTGTATATGATGCCAATGGTCCTTCATTGGCCAATTGTGCGTTGTTGCCCCGTTTGAGTGATTTTATTGTTATGGGTGGTGTTTTGATTCGGCGCCCGGAAGTGAGCACCGTCTGCCAAATGAATCTCAAGAAATTGTGTGAGATTCGTGAGTATGTTAAAACTAATAATATAGCTCATCGGCGTGCGGAACCAGCTAAAGTTTATTTGGTAGGTCCTGCCGGCTGTGGTAAATCAGCCTTTGCAAAAAGGCTTGGTGCTGCTATGATATCTGATGATGTTCCTGACGTGCGTGAAGAACAGCTTGATCAGCTTATTTATGTTCGTCAGCCTACTTCGCAGGCCAATAAATTTTGGCAGGGTTTTCGTGATGATGTCCGCGTCGTCATATTTGATGATGTGGGCACTGTCAGTGAACCTGTTGCTCGTTCTGCTGAGGCGTCCGAGTGGCATATCGCTTGTGGTGATGGGCCTTATTTCCCACCGCAGGCTGAGGCGCATGATAAACGTACGCCTCTTACAGCTAATACTATAATTGCATGTTCTAATGTTTTGTTTCCTGTCTTTTCTGGTGATTTTGAAGCGCTTGCGCGACGTATTTCTCCATGGGTTTTTGTTGAATGGAAGACTTTGGCTAATGGTAATAAGGCCCCTCGGGATTTTAAAAAATTCTCACATCTCCGTTTTTGGGTGTGTGATGATATAGCTGGGACTTTTCGTAAAGAAGAGTTGCATGATTTTGATTTGGAGAAGATCCCGTTGGAATTTAAGCGTAAATTACGCGAATGTACGCCTGGCCAGATTTTGGATATGTTGCGTGCACAGCGAAATGACAAGAAAAATTTTGTTCCTAAATATGACTTAGATTTTTTCAAATGTCCAAGCCAACATGGGTTGGGGGGTGAACAACCCAACCCGGACAGTGTCCCAATTGGGGATACTGATGTTTTTGTTGATGCAGATGACCATATGCCATCATTGGGTGATTATGTGTCAGCGGGATTTGAAACTATCTGGAAGTGTGTGACTGGTGCAGCATTTTCGTATTGGATGGCTCCAAAATTTGATGCTGTTGGTAGGGGAGAGAAGGCTTTTAGTTCGCTTCTTCTCTCATTTGCTTATGGAATTGGATGTTTGCTTGTTATTAATGTTTTTAAAAATCTTGTTATTAAATGTATTAAATGTGTATATTGTCAATTATTTGGTAAGGAAATGCATGCTACTGATTGGTCTGAAATGACTTATGATGATTTGGTTGAGGGTTTAGGTGTGGATGTCCCGGAGGAGTATAATATTGCTCCGATGAAGGGTTTTCCAAAAACTCAACCGAAGCCAAAGAAACGTATGAAACAGGGTTATGATCCTGTGAATCATGGTATTGACCCGAGACTACGGAAATTATCACAGAATTTGTGTCTCCTTAGGTTTGATGGTGGCCCTGTGTCCTGTGGATATGGGTTTGCTGTTGGTGGTCATAGTATCATTGTTCCCCGCCACTATCAACACAATTGGCGGGATGATCGCAAGATCACAGTGCGTTTCTGTCAACCAGACTTTGAGCGTGAATTTTATTGTACTAAGGACAATTTTTATGTTGTCCCTGACCACGATTTAGTTGTGGTCACTGTTGAGGGTTTAAATCCTCGACCTAGTACTGGTGCTGGTGCCTCTGTTGATGAATGTAAGGATTTTGTTGTTTATGACAAGGAAGGAATGTTTGTCAGTGGAGTGAAAGTGGTTGCTATTAGGAACGTTGTTTTTAAAAGTGGTGCAACTAACAAGTCGATCATAACTGATCATATACCAGCGTACACTTTTGGTGACTGTGGTCGTGTTTTGTTTGGTAAGGACAAGACAAATGGTACATTTGTCCCTGTGGGGATGTATATTGGGAGTGATGGGGTGTCCGCATCTTATTTCTCTCCTTTGCAGCCCTTGATGGGTAAGATCAAGTGGGCTCCCCCAAGTGAGCAAGGTGCTCTTGATGAGTATGGTGTTCAGTATCTCTTTGATGAGGGTTGTGTCTTAAATGACTCACCCACGTTAAAGCAGCGAGGTCGTAATCAGATTGTCTGTAGTGAATTTGTTGGTGCGTGCCAACAGCCTGTTACAGCCCCTACTATCATGGATAAAGAGGCTGAAATTAAGGCAATGCGCAAGAAGGATTGTAAACCTTTTATCGTGGATAAAGATAAACTTGCGTCGTGTGTTCATGTTCTCACACGTAAACTAAAAGAATATATACCAAGCTGTCGCTCCCTCAAAATGGAGGAAGCTTTGTCAGGTCATATTGAAGGTGTTGGTAATCTTGCACAGCTTGACATGACAACATCACCAGGTTACCCTTATGTCTCACAAGGTCTTAAAAAGGCTGATTTGTTTGAGGCGGGTGAACCCTATGGTGGTCGACAGTGTCCACGTCCCATCGGATTTTTGTCTGAGCTCGTTACTGAGCAGTGGGAGCGTTGGTGTGGCCAGATGATTGGCCCAGCTGTATACACGAGCTGCTTGAAGGCAGAGCGTCGTGAGATTGACCGTGTTCTTGATAAAAAGACACGGTTGTTTTCAGCTGGTCCTGTCCATAAGGTTATTAATGACCGGAGGGCTACTGGTATGTTTCATGTATATTGGTCTGAGTGTCGTTTTTGGCATTCATATGGTATTGCTGCGCAGACACTTGAGTGGGATGCTATGGCGAAGAAACTTTTAGGTTTTACTAATCGTTTTGGCGCATATGATTATAGTGGCTATGATGCCACTATCCCACTGGAATTTGTCACAAGTGTTGGTCAGTTGATAGCGAATTTCTATCCTGACCCTCAAGATAAGCAAATAATTAAATGTTCCTTTCTTGAGATTGCTGGTGCTATGGAGCATATCCATGGAAATTTGTACCAGCGCCTTCAGGGCAACCCTTCTGGTTGTGCTGAAACTACCCTTTTGAATTGTATTGCTAATAATTTAATTGTTTTGTATGCATATTATGTACATTTTGGAAATTTTGATAATGTATTTGATAATTTGATAATGGATTGTTATGGTGACGATATGATTTATGGTGTGAAGGATCATTGTGATTCTTTTTCGCCACCTGTCCTGGCAGAAATTGTTGGGACCTTTGGTATGAAGATGGATGCTGCCGTCACGGACAAGAGTATTGTACGTGAGATTGGTTGGCAGCCTTTGGAGGACGTCGTCTATTTGCGTAGACATTTTTGGCGTGCTCTTAATCCAGACATACCACAGTCTGTTATACTTGGTGCTCTTGACAAGGATAAAATTCAGGAGATATTTAATTGGAAACACCGTGGTGCTAAGTTGGATGATATGGTTTCGACTATACGTAATGGTTTGAGTGAAGCTTGTTTTTATGGTGAGGAGTACGTATTTGAGACTTGGCGTAAGCTGAGTTCTGTTCGTGAATTCAGGGCCAAGGAAGTGCTCGAACAGGTTGATGTATCAGCTATTTATGACGCATTCCTTTCCAACTATCGTGGCACCGTCCTTGAGGACGTTGTGTTTCCGCATGTTTTATCTAATTTTACTCAGTGTGATCTTAAATTTGTAGATGTTCGTTTTAAATGTGTCGAACAGGCTTATCAATATGCTAAAGCTAAATTTTTTAGACGTGATGATCTTTTTGCTGACCTTAAGTTAGCAAAAACAGGGGTGCAGGCCAAAAAGATTGTTCGCTGCATCCAGAGCGCACAAGATTCGGGTTGGTTGAAAGCTCGAGTGCGCATTATGCGCGACCTTTTGGCTGCGCGTTTTCAACAGGATCCAGCCTTTCGTGGTTGTATAAGGAAAGGGGTCCAATACCGCCATCCCATCCCCGATTCGTTTTGGGGTTCGCGGAATGGTGGTATGAATATGTTTGGCCAGCTCCTTATTGAGCTAGCCGAACGGCGTGCCTAGAACACGCATTTTTGTTTTTAAAATTTCAAGTGTTATTTTAGGATTTTATTGTTGCCAGTTATTTTTAATTAAACGATTGATTGCTCGTGAATTGTCATTTTTATATTAGTATAAATTTTTGTATATCGCAATCCTGGCTATTCCTATTTCAATTCTTGCAGGTTATTTGGGTGATAAGTTGATGTCACATATCAAAGGTGAGGCTAACGATTTTCATTCGCTTGCTACAACTGAGATGGTTCCCCCGTTGACAAAGATGTCTGCTGCGGGTGAGATTGGCGGTAGCTCCAATCCATCATCTACTACGACCATGAATATTACGTCACAGCCCAACGCTATGGGTGCGTCTGGGAGTTCAGCCTCTTTGCAAGTGGCTGATGTACAAGCTACCGCTTCTGCTACAGTGACGCAGATATTGAGTGATCCTGTTTTAGTCAGCACATTCAATATTACCAACACTACTACTGTTGGTACAGTTGTTTATTCAACACCTATATCACCCCGTATGATAAATGCGACTGCTGAGACACGTGTGGGTTACTTGTCAAGGATGTATCGCTATTGGAGGGGTGATTTTGATTTCCATTTTGTCTTTACCAAGACAATCTTGATTCAGACTAAGTTAATGGCAGTTTTCGTACCTGGTGCGACGGCTACTTCACCTCCACCTACTAAAGCACAGAGCACTTACTTTAAGCACAATGTGCTTATGAATCCCGCAAATGAGGAATCATACCATTTGCGAGTGCCCTTTGTTTCTACGACACCATTTAATGAGATGTCTGAGAGTACGGGTATGCTTTATGTGATAACATTTGAGCCACTCGTTATTTCAGTTGGTGATACTAATGCTATACCTGTCTCTATTTTTATGTCAGGCCTTAATTTAGATTTTCATGAGTATGATCTTTTGCCTGATTTGGATAACAATGTCATTCCTTATGTAGACCCAGAATACTCATACATTTACTTGGCGGCTGCTAATGTTTCACCGATCACAATTATAGCCGGAACAGGAACAGTTAATTTCTCTTCCGATAATGGCACTTTATTATCTGCCGCTATTGGTAATACTGCTGTCTCTTATCCATTTACGCCTACACAGCGTGTCCCTATTTGGGCACAATATTATGTGTACACTGGTGGGTCTCCTTATTCATCTAGTACTTGTTTTACTCTTGCTGGCTCCCCAGTGTTTGGTGAGGTTGCACTATATTCTCGTGGTGTCTATTGTAATGCGGTGGTTGGTGCAGGAACAACAGTTTTTGGCCTTGCTGTCAGTGTATCTAGTAGTGGTTCTTTGTGGGTCTCTGTGATCACCCCTGTGATTACATCTGGTGCGTATCAGTACCAAGTTTTAATGTCGGCGAATTTGTGGGAGCTTCCATTGAATTATTCGTCATTGCTCTCACTTGAACAGACTGAGAGTCTGTTCTCTCGTATTTCCTTTTTGGAAAAGGCTCTTAAGGCCTAATTATTTTATGGTTGTGTGTCAACCCGTCTCCAGGTCACGTTAGTCGTATTTCGACCCCTCGGTAAAATTTTATTTTATTTTATTCCGCTGCAGTAATTACTGCTCAAATAGAAGTCCATGGCGGGGATTACAGATCTTGTTTTTGTAAGCCTCCTTATGGGGCCGAGTTTTAGATCTGTATACTTGCTTTGTGTGGTTTTCCC